ATGTAAATCGGATAGAAGGGCTAATTTAAACTCAAACTTTCTAGCGCCATTTTCAACTTCTAAATAATGTGAGTTTGGCTGTTTTCTAGTGAATTTAATATTCATGAATTGACTTTTATTGATCGCAATATAAATAAAATAATCCACTTAATAAAAAACGCCATTAAAACGGCTGCTAACATTCCATAACGACAATCCTTCGGACAGATCGTTATTTCAATGTTATATGCAATTAAGGCTCTTCACCTAAAGTCAAATAACATTTACCAAAAAATGGTTGGCATGGCTTTACGTGTTTGTTGTTTCTAAAATCTCTAAAATCCCATCCATCACCATAATCGTTATCAGTTAATGTCGGGCTATCAAATGTCACTACATTGTAAGACATATATCCATTCCCAGATTCCTTACATATAGCAAACTCAATAATAGTATCTTCTGGGAATCTATTTAACCAGTCTTGTAGTTCTTTTCTTGTTGTCATAATTTATTTATTTAAAAATCAGGCACTCAGTCGCCACGTAATAACCGAGATTTACCACCTTGTGAGATGACCTGATTAATTGTTTAAAAATACGCGCAAACCACAGCATTAATAACAATTCCGCTACGCTACACAGTTATTACTGTTAATCGTTATATGCAATTATTTTTTACCCACCGCACTCGCAAGAAGAAACTGTATCTCTTTGTTTACACTCCTTACATTCTTTTTAGCGGATGCTTCTATTTTTTCAAATAGTTCTTCTGGTATCTCAATTAGTTTCTTTTTCATAGTTACTATATTTAGCCACTAATTAGCGTTTAGTGGCATTTTTTAGTTTTTTTAATTCTTTTTGAACTTCTATCCAAAACTCTGTTTGATAATCAGTTAAGTTTATTACAAAACTTGTTAAAATTTCTGTTACAAATAAATTACATAACTGTTTAGTAGTTTTATCCATATCTTCTAATGGATTGCTTTTATCAACTATTCTAAAAAACTTTTTGTAAAGTGCTTCTGCTTTCTCTTTTGGTGTCATAACCTTATTATATCGTATCCATCGTTTATTAATATATTTTCTGCATTTTTAAAATAAAATCCAGTTCTAATATAATTACCAAACGAATCAAAATATTTTATTAATCCGTTTGGTAAAATTTTTGCTTTTGGTTTAGTCTCCAAATCTTTCCATCCATTCATTATCTTCTTCTTCTTTATTTTTAAATGTAAATAATTCTTCAACTACTTTCCATCCGCAGTTTTTATAAAGTTCAATTTTTGAATCTTGTACTTTTATTGTTTCGTTATTTCTAATTAAAGTTTTCATATCTCTTTGTTTTAATGTTCTCTACAAATATACGTATATATTTTATATATACAATAAATATATAAAGAAATTTTAAAAATATTTTCCAACGCTCAAAAAGAAAAGCATATAACAATATTTAAAAATAATAGGGTGGTACATATCTGTTTGAGACTTCATCTATTAGTTTAAGGAGTTTCGCCTTTATGGTATGCACCCCAATTCTTACCCTACTATCTTTACATTTAACGTTAGCATTAATACTACTTTCGTATATTGTCTAAGTATATATCGCTTAAACTATCATAGTCAACTCCTTTTGGTAATTTGCCTATTGGTTCTACATTTACTGTAATATAAATAGGTTCTCCTTTATCTTGGAAATAGTAATCCTCTATGTGTAAATCAATTATTTTACACTTAATGTCAATATCATTACCTTTTTCATCTTGATCTATTGTAGCTGTTACTGTTTGTCCAATTAATTCTTTTAAATCATTCATTTTTATAAAATTTATTTGTTAATAATCAGTAAATAAAAAAACTTTACTTTTACCATTACAAGTATAACAAACTTTTTATTTAGAATGAATATAAATTAAGATATAGCCCTAACAGATGCTTTGTTTAACTCGAAAAATTCACGCATCATAAAACTATCTGCATAATCTGGGGACTTCCCTAACGCTTCTTTAATCTTGTCTTTAGGTATTATACCTATTTTATTCTCATCCTTATCTGGTGTAGCCTGTTTTATAGCGCTTAATTCTTCTCTTAAAATACTATAACACCTAGCAGCAACATTTGGAGCTAAATATACACCAAAGTTATTAACCCTTTCGGCAGCTTTAAAATAACATTGTGCTTTTAGGTTCTTATAGTTTTCTTCCTTAAACCTACTTTTAAACGGCCTAGCATTATTTGTAAACCCTCTAGAACCCCTTAGAATATCCACAGCGCCACCTCCTACACCATCTTGATCTATTACAACATTACTCCTGGCTACTTTGTACTTGTTTGATAACTGTCTAATAGTTAATACAACTTCATCTATTCCACTCTTATCAATAACTACTAAATCAATTATTACAAATCCATTCCATACAAATATTACAGTTTTATCCTCTCCAAATCTCGCTATATCCGCTGTAATATAAGTCTTACCATTAGCTTCTACAAAATCATTAGTGATAATATTTTCTAAACCTTCATCGGTGAATATCCTAGTAGGGTCGTTATCATAGTCCCAGTTCCCAAATAATAACCTCTGCTTCTTAGATTCGTCTTTAATGTTTTTTAAGTTCTCTATGTAGTTTTGATCTATGTACTTATTGTCCTGTACAAACGCCTCTACAAAAGCCTTATATTCTGGAAGGGTTTTATTTCTAAAAGGTGAAATAAACTCGTCATACATCCAGTTTCTTTTAGGGTTACAAGTTACTAATAGCTTGGGTAACAAATTATACTCTGTATTGCTCCACCTTCCTATACGTGTTTTTAATACATCATAAGCTCCGAAGTTTACCTCTCCACCTTCTTCTATCCATCCGCCAGTATATTCTAACGAACCGAAGCGCTCATACATTGGATCACTAGGCTTGTATTGTAAATCTAATAAATCTATTCGGCTGCCATTAGTAAACTCTATAAAGTTGTCTTGGCCTTGATAGCGGTACATATCCTGCGTAACTCCATGCCATTTAAAAACCTTAAACATTGTTTGTAATGTAGACGATCTTAACCGCTTTAATTCTTCCCTACCTATAAACCACTTAGTATCTGGATACCTTAAACAATTCAACATTAACCACTCACAACCTAACCACGACTTCCCACCTCCAGCAGCTCCTCCATACAACAATTCTTTTGTATTAGGATCGTTTAATCTTTCATAAGCTTGGTGTTGCCTTATTGTTGGGTTAATATCTATATTCATTATCCAAAATATTCTCTTACAGTATCAATATGATATCCCATAGATACAGCCATTTTTCTAAATAGTTCTATTAACTCCTCAAAAGATATATCTGAATGATCTATTGTAAATCTTATAGTTTTGTTATAATGTTTTACCTCTATGTAAAATTCTTCTTCTTTCATTTTTTCCTATTAAAAAGTGCAATTTAAAACACTTATAATGATTAATGTAATATAACAAAGGTTGTTTTACTTAATTAGTGTAACATAATGCACACATAATCGGATAAAAACCGTTTATTGTATGTTATTCGCATTATTTGCTTTACGAGGGCTTGTCTATATCTGTATAAATATAACATTAGCTATTATTTTATCCATCTTGTCAATTTTTTATTGGTATTAGCTAATATGTTAGCCACCATTAAGAAATTTCTCAATGTATTCTTTTTCAACCTTACACAATCCCCAATTCTCTACACATTTTTCAATGTCTTCAATAGTATAACGTTGGCTAACATCATCTAAAACACCATTATTAACTTTGCTTTGGTGGTATTTCTCCATCAAGTAAATAACATCATCTTCATATACTACTTTCAATCCTAAAGTATCGCCATCTGCAATACTTGATAAATTACTGTCTTTTAAAAACTTTTCCGCATCCATTGTCATATCTCTTTAATTCGTTAATAACTGTGTTTAGTTGTATCATTACTCATCCTTCGGGACATTGTAATTAATCTTAATCTCCCCTTTATGCGTAGTAGTATTATCGTTTTTGTTCTCTTGCTTATCTGCCCAGTTGAATCTATTCTTCATATTCATATACCAACCAGTATAAGAAAAGTCTTTATTATCAAGCTCAGTACGACCTTTTTTAATCCACCAAGCTTCACAAAGTTCTTTACATCTTTTTACGGTGTTCATAAAATGTTCATCTCTTTCAGATAAAGCATAAAATGTATTACGACAAATATCTAACTCAACTGCTAATTCAACTATTGAAGCTCCTTCTTTTGATAAGCTTATAATTCTTTCTTCCCAGTCTTTAGGAAGGTCTTTAACAGTAAACAATGGTCTACCTTTCCCCTTCTTCATATCTATTACGTTAAATCTTTTCTATGAATAAAACAATCTTGGGTTTCTAATTGACAAACATTTGGAATAAATGAAACTGGCTTCTTATATCTAATACAAT